ATTTACCTATCCTTACGTTTAATGTATTTATGTGAATTAATTTTATGCGTATTTAATTTAACAAGCCGGCTGCTTGGTCAAATCTAAACTGCATAGTCTGTTGTAAGTTGTAAGGAATTACGACAATATCAGCTTCAACTTGTATTCCGCTTTCGTAACTATCAACTAATATTCTTGCTACATCGACCCTAGGATCATAGTTTAAAATAGTTGTAACATCATCTAAAATAGCTTCACGCAATTCTTCAGTGAATGGTTCAAATAGTACATCCCAAATAATTGTACCAAAACTAGGATCACTTAATTTCTCACCTTTTCTGATATGAAAATGATTTACAATATCTTGCTTGATAAGATCAAAATTATATAGTGTAAAACTATCACGACTAATATCTGTCGTAGAAAATCCTCTATAAGCAACAGTGTTTCTGCTTAAATTTTCTGTTTTAGCTGGCGCAACAGTAACCCTCTTATATAGATTTTTTTCTAAATTACTCATAGTAATATTTACCTTTCAGCTTGAATGCCGCTCCTAAACCAAGCACTTTCATCTCTACGTCTTTCAATTAGACCTTGCAACGGACGTCCTCCTGCATTTACATAAAGAAGCATTTTTTCTGCAATAGTGTTGTTATCTCTAGTACCATTTTCAGTTACTTGACTCAATGCTCCAGTACCTAAATTATATGAGAAACTGGTTAGTCCATCAATTTGAGGATCAGTCCAATTATATCCGTTGTCTTGGCCGTAACGAATAACTTCTTGTCTAAATCTATTTACTTCGTCTCCGAGTCTGCGTTCTGCTTCCTCTTCAGTTATAACTTCATTTGCGCTCAATGCACGAGTTCCATAACCGATACTGTATTGTGCATAATCCCAAAATGCTGTTGCAGAAAACCCTTCTTTAGATTTGAGAAAGTCAATCAAATCGCTCGGCGCTTGTCCTACAAAACTTGTGCCGCCGCCGGTGCCGCCTCTTTGATCTGGTCCTCTTGGATCTGTTGCATCAGGACCTAGTGGATCTACTGTTGAGTTAGAGCTTCCTGTTGTTGGTGTTGAGCCTGCTGTTACTACAGCACCTTCTCCTGCTATTCTACTTCTTTGCTGAGAATTAAATGCTCTAGTATCTCCGCCTTTTGCAAACGTGTCAGGTGTTAATGGTCTAAATGGCGTATCTGTCATTGCTCCTGGAGATTCTCTATCAGTTTCAGGAGTTTTAAATGCCAAAGGATTCATATTTTCATGTTGCGGCCACGGTTCATGCTGCGGAGCTCTACACAAAATACTTTGATAAATTTCTGCATTTTCTGATCCAGGTGGAATATAACTTAAACTGATTGTAGGTAAATGTACAACTTCTACTGCATCTTCTGGATTAGTTGCATCGGTTGCTAGTATTGCAGCTATAGAAACTGACGGATCACCGCCTGCATTAGCAGAACCGCTAAGTCCGCTATTCCAATGGATTTGGCCTGCATCGCCTGCAATAATACCTGCACCTTGTATATTCACGTTTGATCCTGAATTATGATAAGAACTTTGTCCAGCAATGACATGATGCGTAGTACCAGCTTCTTGATGAATTGTAGTGGCAGATATAATTGTAGTATCATCGGCTGATTGTGTTCTAATATTAGAATCTGAAATTAAATGCACTTCGCCTGTGATTTTTTCTCTTCTATATCCTTCTATAGTTCCTTCTACATTACCTTTTGCAAAATATCTAATATCACCATCGCCACCGTCACCTCCGATAGATCTCATATTTAAACTTGCATTTGTAAGATAATGTATTCCAACAGCAACATCGTGAATACTACTATCACTTTTGCGGTACCAGCTAAATCCGCTAGTTTCGTGTGTCATAGCATCTGAACGCTGATATCTACTTTTATTAGTATGGAAATGATAGTCATCTTTTACAAGAACTTTCATTTTATTTTCAACAACTGTGTCTGAAAAATCATGTACAGTTAATTTATAATCTTTACCAACATCAATATTTGTGTTAAACACACTTTCTATTTGTACTCTGCCACTTTCGTTGCCGTTAATATCTTGCTGTTGTTCGCCACTGTATCTTGCAGTAGCTTTCATATTAATATTTCTGCCCGCTTCCATATTAATATCACGTTCTGCTGTTATATTAAGATCAGCAGCAGTCATTAAACTTATACTATCATCTGCATGAATATCAATTTTACCATCACTTGTTAATTCTACCCATGCAGTACCTCTGCTGTTAATAATATAAATTAAGTCTTCTGAATTATGTAAAAGGATTTGATGCCCTGTGCGTGTTCTCAAACGCACTAATTCATTATGCGGAATAGTTTGATCACCTTGAACATCATTTGCTTCAACGTTTGCATATTCAGGCGGGCCGTCTTCTGCATGTACTCTGCGAATAAATTTGTCATCGCCGTCATCAAATACTAAACTACTTCCGCCCAATCTATTATAAAATTGTTCTGCTTTAGATCCTTGATTTCCGTAAGCATATTTAGGAGCACCTGGACGCTTGTCTAATGGACCCGGACTACTAAATCCAAAAACCATACTAGGAATATCTCTCCTAGCACTACTTGTAGTTGTACCTCTGATTTCGTCTTTGTAGATTCCTTGTGTTTCTAGTACTTGGAAGAAATCTTTGTTATATGGTTTTTTAAATTTAGTAGGATCTTTGCCTTCGCCGGTTTCAACTCTTTTGTTGTATTCTCCAACTGGTAATTTGAGATTGCGCAAAGCACTCGGAGTTGCTTCAGTAGTTGCCTTTGTGCTTGCTCTACCATCAGGAAGCATAAAGTTCATAAACTGGTCCTGAACGCAACCTATCCAATAGCCTTGCGATGCATTATCTTCTAGGAAAATTACAATAACTTTTGTTCCTACATCAGGCGGCACCATCCAAAAACCATAACTTTTTTGGGTGAAATCATAGCCGTCATTTGGCTGTGTTCCTCTTTGCGGAGTTACTCCGTAAAAAGGACTCAAATATCTTACAGTATGTGTTTGACCAGTTCTTTCTGGATTATTACCAGTAGAAGTATATTTTAATAATTCAACTTCTAGCGTACCCATATATGTTGTATCTAGATGATTTACCACAATGGCTTCGTAGGGGCCGCCTGCTCCGTAACTACTGGTATTAGGACTGGTTCTCGTTAATTCTGCCATATATTATAAGTATCCTTGCTCTCTTGCGTAAGCTCTCTCGCCTGGTGTTAATCTTGCTTGAGCTTCTCCACCACCAATATCTGTGTTAAAACTTCTTAATGCTTCTACACTATCTATATCAGATTGTGTATATCTTTCACCTGATGAATTTGTAAATCTTCCTTCTTCGGCATCAGTTTGCCCGTATGCAGTAGATGGGTTTGCTCTCGCTTCTGGGTCTGTAGATGGAATGCTATTTACACTTCCTGATGTTCTGCCATTAAATGATGCAGGTGCTGTTCCTCTAACACCTTTTAGATTACGTGTTCCGCCTCCGAGACCAGGTCCAGATCCGCCGCCGCTTCCTGCTGCTCCGTCGCCTGCTGTACTAAAAACTTTTCTACCAGTAAGGAAATCGTATCTATCTTCTGTCGGTCTAACTGGTACGTATGGCCTTGTGCTACTGACTTGAGACAATCTTTGCTGTGCTGCGTCAGGTGCTTGAGGTGCTGTTGCTTCTGTTGCACCAGATGCAGTATTTGTTATGCCTCCTGCGTCACTCGTTCTCGGAACAACAAAGGTTCTGCCTCCGATGTTCCTTAATACTTCAGTTGCTTGATCATAAGCACCTTGAAATATTCTCGATCCTTCTGCTAATCCTGCACTTGCTAAAGCTCTCGGGTCTAATAAATCTGGATTTCCTCCGAAAGACGATACTGCATTTGCAAGTGTTGTTGTTGAAAAATCTATATTAGCAAGATCTGTAACTACGCCACCATTAATACGCACAGCATTACTATCGCCTATAATTGCTGCATCGGCAAATTGTCTTGCAATAGTTGCAGCACTAGTCGGAGTTAATCTTGCTTGATCATCAGAACCGTATGTGCCATTAACAATTTCTGCGCCAGCTGTTTGGGCAGCAGATAATATTTCATTATACCTAGATAAATTTACTTGAGAATTAGGAGGAACTACAGCAAATTCTGTAAATCCTTGACCTCTTAAATTTTCTATCATAGAACTAAGATTTGCTGCACTATTTGTGCCTGCTGTATCTTCGCTTCCTATTGCTAATAATGCTCTCATTTTATCCACTCATTATCTGTCTTAACCAAGCAGGCGCTCCTGCACTTGAAGCACTTGATGTTCCCCAATATCTAGCACCGTATCCACGTTGTCCAGGCTGAAGACTATTTCCATCAGCTATATCAATATGATAGGTCTGATCGCTCATATAACCGTTGCCTGCTCCTACGCCCGTTGCACCTGCTGCTTTTGCTGCACGGATAAAGGTTTGAACTATTGATAATTCTTCAGGATCATTGACTCTTAATCTACGGTCGCCATCATACAATGCAACATCTGCTGCAAAACCTGCATCGTGCCTTCTAGATCCTGTACGTCTTCCATTTGGATAAACATCTTGTCCGCCACTGGTTATTACAACTCTTACTGCGGCAGCTTCAGCAGCAGATTGTAAAACTTGTAGTAGTTGGGGATTTACTGCTTGATTTCGTGTTTTTCCGCTAAATCCTGACACATATTCTATATTAGGCGGAGTAGTTCCTGTAGGTGCGCCTGTAGCAGTTATATTAGGAGTGCCGCCAGTTGTTCTGCTTCCTACATTTCCTTGCCCGCTTGCACCTGTGCCAGTTCCTGCATCGTCACTAGTTCTTTCACTATCTCTGCCTCCGACAGGGCCGCCAACGCCGCCAAATGCATCTAATTCTTCGCTTAAATTTCCTGTTCCGTCACTGCTTTCACGGACTGTTTGTGTATCACCTGTGCCTTCATCACTTTGTGCCCTTCTACGCATTACACTTAATGTTTGTGTAAAGACACCATCTTTAAATTTATTAAGAATACTTATTACTTCATATAACCCACTAAATTGTCTTTGTAATCTACTAAAAGTCATAAGTCCTGTGCTTGCATCATAATCATACGGTAATCTAAAATTAATTAAAATAAACGATTCTTGATTAAGTGTTTCGATAGTACCGCCTGTTGTAACACCGGGCGCTCCTGGAACTGCACTATCTGTAAAGTTGCCCATGCCGCTATCTGGTATAAAATAAGGATCTCCCCAAATTTCTAACTCTGCATTAATTAGATCTGTGACAGACTCTGTCAATGCTTTACTGAACATATTTGCAACTTGTATCTTATTTTGATCTATTCTTCCTGCACGGAATCCGCCGCCGCTATTTCCGCTATGATCAATACTGTCTATTTGACGAGGGATACCTTCGTTCGGATCGTCTGGAGTGCCTGCACCAACACCTTCTGGAGCTCTTACAATAGGAGGGTGTGGCCCTGTATCTACAGTTTCTGTAGTTGCACCTGCTACATTACCTGCATTACGCTGACCCATATCGGCTGCCATAGCTTCAAAAAACGCCATCTTATAATTAATATTAAAATCAATAACATCTTCGTTTAAACCTGTATAAAGATAATTGAATGTTTTAAGTGCATTTGATTTAAGTATTGGCGTAGCTGTAGATCTTCTAGTAGGTCCCTGGAAAAAAGACTCGTCAGCTAAAAATGGTTTTACTTGATAAACATATATTTGCGGATCGTTACCTGTTTGTTGTGCAGTGCTTGGATCTAATTCAACATAAGTTTTTAAATCTACTTTAAACCACTGATACTGTCCTTGCTGATTAGGTCCTTCTATAATTTGTCTTCCATATTCACTATGCACAATTGCGTCTGTAATTGTTTCTAATATTCTTGTACCTTGTGTAATTTGGAAATTTCTTGTTACATCTGCCATTTGAGCAGATTCTGCATTACGCTGTACTGGTCTTAAAACATTTTCAATATCAATACTCAGATCAGCAAATGCACTAGGTCTATCACCTTCTTCATTTACATCTAATGTAAGCCTTGATTGTCCGATTGTGCTTATATTTGCAGGATTATTTGCCCAAGCTTTTAAACTTTCAAAAAGACCGCCGCCGCTTGTTGATGCTGCTGTAATACCGGCAAGATTAGTTGTATCTACTTGCGCAGGGCCTGTAGCAAGATTTCCGCTTTGAAATCTTGCAGTTGCATCATCTACTGCTTCTTGTATATCTTTGCCCTGTGGAGGAAAACATATAACATATCTGTCACCTTGGGAAATTATACCTGTGTCTTCTTGAGTTGCTACTCTTGAATTCATTACATTTGAAAGAGAATTAATAGGATTAGTTTGCAATAATTCTGCTACTGTTTCTCCATTTATATTGCTGTCCTGCTTAACTTCTTGTATTTGATCGATAATGCTTTGTTCATTATAAGGTATAGCTTCAATTGAATATTTAGATCCACCGCCATCTACATCAAACTGAATATCAGTGAACATAAAAGGAATATATTTAGGAGAAACTCCTGAGTCTATTTGATTACCGGCACTATCATAACCTACAAACTTTAATTCAAGCACATAAGGAGCAGAAGTAAAATTTCGATATCCATTTGTTACTGCGGCTGCGGCACAAGATTCTAGAAATTGTCCCATTGAATAGGGTTCAATAATAGTAAATGTAATACCGGTAGAATTTGTAGGACCAGTTGTTTGATTGTGGGTAATTAAACTATCTATTTCTAAGTCTTCTATAAAATATTCACCATGTGGTCCAAATATATCTTCAGTCGCAGTAGTTTGTCTTTTGGTGTAATTTCCGCCTGCGCTACTTAAAATTACAGTGCTTAATCCGGAGCTTCTATAGGTAGCATTAGGACTGTTTGTTTGTGATCTAGTTAAAATACCTAAACTTATAATATAGTTATGGCTAGATAAATTCCTTAACGGATTAGGTAGTCTAGATGTGCTAAAAGCATTAGTAGTTGGACTTCCTAAAACAACTCCGCTTGTTCCTCCCGAACCTTGCCCTAACTGAACCGGATTATTAGAGTTTGGTGAAAACAAAGCCAACAAACTTTGATCAGCACTGCCACTTGATACTGCACCTAATAATTGTGTTACAGGGCCTACTATATTTCCAACCGCTGGATTAAGTACGCTAACTGCCTGTGTTAATCCAGGCAATGATGTTTGAATAGAACTTATTGCATCTGCATAAGGACCTGTAATGCTATCAAATTTACTTTGTAAATTTTGAAAAGTATTAGTTATAGATTGAGGAGAAAATCCAGTTGCAGCATTTATAGCATTGTTAGCAAGATCTGATATCTGCTGATTATTTAAAATCTCTCTACCTGTAGGTAAATCAAAAGTCCTTATCGACGATGCTGCTGCTGTTAAATCTCTGGATGCAGATCTGAGGAAACTAGTAAGTGCCATTTAACCTCCTATAATCTGTTGTAGATTTCTCTTTTTAGGAATATAAATTTGTGTGCCTGCAACAAAGTCCCAAATAGGATCTTTTAATACATCTAAATTTCTTTGTGCAAATACCCACCATAAGTCTTTTGTACCATATACATAACTGCTTAACAAATCTGGACGATAGGTATAAGCATTAATAATTGTGTATAATACATCATCTTCTTCTGCAGGAATAGGAATAATATTTAGAAGATCTAGATATCCAGAGCCTGTAATTCTTGTTTTTGCATAAGGACTATAAACACTATTTGCCATTAGATAAATCCTTCCCCTGATCCTACATGGCCGCCTTTCGAATATGTATCTAAGCTAAATTGACTGCGAGTTCTTCTGCTGTACTGTACTAATAGATTTACAGCAAGAAGTGTTTGTGTAGGGACATAATTTATTTTTCCGCCATCTGCTGGATATGTGCAGGGTATGTAATCAACTTCGGATCCTAAGTCCATTGTAAAACTTTGTACTACAACAGGTATATTATTTAGAACATGTTCGCCATATCCATTTAATCTACAAATTAAAGGAGGATTTCCTAAAAATGGATTATTGGCATAAAACATTTTAGTCATAGTTCTTAAAAATCCTAAACAAGCTAAAAAGTATTGTGCATCTTCTTCGTTTTCATTAAAAAATTCACCACTGATACTGATAGTATCAACTTGGCTGTTTTGATAGGCTTGGTAAGGATAATTTGTGTGTGTTGGCTGGACCTGTGAATAGTTTGCACTTGCACCAAATAGCACTGTAGGATTAAAAGGAAATACCATACTTTGATGAGTGCTTGCAAAGGGTGCAAATGTAGTGGTATTTTGTATCACTCCTGGAACACTTAAACGCACCCTCCAGTCGTTTGCTGCTGTGCCTGCGCCAGATGTAAAACTAGGACCTGCTTGTGCAACTGCTCCTGACGAAGTGCTTGTAACAGGTTCGCCGCCAGGTAATAAACCTTGTCGAAAATTTTCATCTGCTGCACCGGAAAATCTATCAAATATTCCGCCTAAATTAGTTGTTGCGGCACCGCCTATAAATTCTCTTGCAACATTTTGTACTACATTAGGAAATACTCTTTCAATTTGATCACTTACTTGACCTGCAATATTAGTAACCCTGTTGATAGTATTAATTGTTCTGCCAATTGGAGAACGTTGAATTGCTGCTGAAGCTGCACCGCCTGTGAGAGCATCTAGCCCTGTAACAGCCTGTGTAACTTTACTTAAACCTGAAGCTAATCCGCTGAATCCACCAAACATGTCATTCTCCTATACATTATTTAGTTGACAAAATTAAGCACGTATATTATTATAAATATAAATGTATCGGAGCAATTATGAAAAAGAGAAACTACCTTAACAACAGAGATATTTTAAAAGAAATACACAAATCAAAAAATACATATAATAGTTTTACAGATCCTGATTACGCACATTTTGATATTATTTTACCAAGCGTAGAAAAAATTAATATTAGAACTATTGCAGAAGCAAAACGCAACAAAGCAAAACGTCTTTCGACTGAAGCATACGAAACACGCAAAATGGCAGGTGAAAAAGTTAAACAAGCTGACTGCGAAGTAGATTATAAATCAATTACTAAAGAAGAATTGATATTCCGTATTATGACATTTGATCATATTCCAGAGGAACCAGGACGTAAAAAGAATCCTAAAACAATTGCTGATACTAAAACAAAACTAAACTTTCCTCCTTTCCAGCACTATAAATTTGATGACAATGGAGAACTTGTCTGTGTAGGAAAAAGTCATTGGGTAGGCGGTATGGAAAATGGTTATTTTTCAAAAGATCACGGCAGAGCAACAAATAATCTTGCTATGATGTGGATGAAACTAGTAGATCGTTATGCTACAAGAGGTAATGTTCGCGGTTACACATACAATGACGAAATGAAAGGTCAGGCAATACTGCAACTTTCGCAAATTGGATTGCAGTTTGACGAATCAAAGTCTAATAATCCATTTGCATATTATACTGCTGCTGTTACTAACAGTTTTGTCCGTGTTATTAATCTTGAAAAACGTAATCAAAACATACGTGATGACATATTAGAAATGAATGATCTAAATCCAAGTTACACAAGACAGCACCAAGGCGAATGGGAAGCTGCTGTAAAACGTAACGAAGAAGCAAATATGACGGCGGTATCTAATGCAAAAAAGTGATTGACAGGTGTTAAGTTCTCGTGTATATTTAAACTGAAGGAGAACACACATTGTTTAAGAAAGCTGCTGTTTTTACAGACATTCACTTTGGCTTAAAAAGTAATAGCCGAGTCCATAATCAAGACTGCGAAGAATTTGTAGATTGGTATATCGAAACTGCAAAAGCGCACGGTTGCGAAACTGGTATCTTTTGTGGGGATTGGAATCACAATCGAAACAGTCTTAACTTGACAACTATGGATGCAGGTATTAGGGCACTAGAAAAACTAGGTGCTGCTTTTGATAAGTTTTATATGTTTGCTGGCAATCATGACTTGTACTACAAAGACAAGCGTGATGTTAAAAGTACAGAGTGGGCAAAGCATATTCCAGGA